ACGCATGTTAGATCACTTGGTGCATTTTGAACCTGAGGTCACCTCTCAAGAAGGTTTGGTAAAGCTGGACGACGCGGAGCCAGAAGCTTTGCTGTCGGCGCAAGTTGCCACCGAACAGTGGTTAGCAGAGTTAGGTGTAGACGATGACTCTGTTGTAGCAGACCAACACCAGACACAGGCAGCGCGAAAAGCTTTCGGTGCGCTCACTACAAACGCCGACACCACAGAACAAAAAGCATCCCTTGCAGAACTAAAGTCACCTGCTGCTGTACGGCATCTGACAGGAATGCTGGCGGCCTACGACTGGGAATTTATTGAGATGGCGCAGCAACTGCGCGGCTATACGGTTGCCAAAATACTGGAAGAAACCAAATCTTCCAACGCCAATGTTCGTTTAAAAGCTTTGATTGCGCTAGGTAAAGTCACGGAAGTGGGCCTGTTTACTGAGCAGATCGAGGTCAAAAAGATTGAGATGACGGATGCTGAAGTAGAGCAGCGCATCAAAGATAAGTTGGCCAAGTTCATGGGCGTGATAGACGTGGTGGACGTTACAGCCCACCCAGAAGAAGTCCCAGAAGAGAAGAATGATGGGCCCGCATGAACATTGAACAGTTCACATCCATCAGCAAGGTGGAGTTAGAAGCAATACAAAAAGCACTTCCGCACATGTCCTTGCACGAGAAGATAGAGCTGCTTAACGATATAGATGTACGCGAACGTCGCGCCAGCCTGACAGCGGCTAAGACAAACATGCTGGGTTTTGCTCAAAGCGTGTATCCGGGGTTTAAGATTGGGCCGCACCACAGGAAGCTGGCCAAGATATTTACCGACGTGGTTGAGGGTAAAAAGAAGCGGGTGATTATCAATATCGCGCCGCGTATGGGTAAGTCTGAGTTCAGCTCATACCTGTTTCCTGCGTACTTTCTAGGTAAATACCCTAATAAGAAGATCATCATGGGCACGCACACTGCGGGCCTGTCTGAAGACTTTGGACGGAGAGTGAGGAACTTAATTGACTCTGAAGAATACCGTGATGTATTTCCTCAAACGCTGGTGGCGGACGATCAGAAGGCCGCAGGAAAGTGGTCGACTTCTGCTGGCGGTCAGTATTATGCTGCTGGTGTGGGGGGAGCACTTGCCGGGCGTGGTGCTGACTTGTTTGTTATTGACGACCCTCATTCTGAACAAGATGTAAAGACCAACTCGCGCTTGGCGTTTGATACGGCGTGGTCTTGGTTTCAGACTGGACCCTTGCAACGTTTGATGCCGGGTGGGGCGATCATAGTCATTATGACGAGGTGGTCTCTTCTAGACTTGACTGGTCGCTTGGTTGACTATCAGGCGAGGAACCCAGAAGCTCTTCCGTGGGAGATTGTGGAGCTGCCAGCTATTCTCAACGAGAACGAAGATAACGAGAAGTCTCTTTGGCCAGAGCAGTGGCCCCTTGAAGCGCTCAAGTCTACGAAGGCGTCTATTGATCCACGGTATTGGAACGCGCAGTACATGCAGCAGCCAACAAGTGAGACATCTGCCATCGTGAGCCGCAAGATGTGGCGGATCTGGGAAGACGATGAGCCGCCAACGTGTGAGTACATTATCCAGTCTTGGGACACGGCGTTTGAAACCAAGAACAACTCCGACTATTCCGCCTGCACCACGTGGGGCATTTTCTACAACGAGGAAGAGAATGACACGCCTCAACTCATCTTGCTGGACGCGTTTAAAGACCGGATGGCTTTCCCTGAACTTAAGACCGTGGCGCTTAAACATTACAAGGAGTGGGAGCCAGACGCGTTCATTGTGGAGAAAAAGGCAGCTGGCGCACCACTGATCCAAGAACTTCGGGCTATTGGTATACCCGTGCAGGAATTCAGCCCGTCTCGTGGGAACGACAAGATGGTGCGTGTAAATGCAGTTGCGGATTTATTTAGCAGTGGTAAAGTCTGGGCACCGGATACTCGCTGGGCGCGAGAAGTGATTGAAGAGATGGCTGCTTTCCCAGTGGGCGAGCACGACGACTACGTGGACACAACAACACAAGCGCTGCTACGCTTCAGGCAAGGCGGCTTTATCAGTTTGGACTCGGACGAGAAGGACGACATTGAGTTGTTCCGCCGCAGGAAATACGAATACTACTAGGACTAAACATGGCAACGAACATTGACAAAGCGCTCTTCCAACAACCTGTTGGCATTGAAGAGTTAGCGCAAAACGAATCGCCTATTGAGATTGAGATTATTGATCCCGAAGAAGTCACCATTGGCATTGACGGTTTGGAAATAAAAATAACGCCCGGCGACGATGACGAAGAAGGTTTCAGCGACAACTTGGCCGAGTACATGGACGAGGGTGCGATGCAGTCACTTGCGGGTGACTTGGTTGCCGACATTGACAACGACAAGGGCTCACGCAAAGAGTGGGAGAAGACGTACGTTGATGGTCTGAAACTTTTGGGTTTGCAGATTGAGGAAAGAACAGAGCCATGGCAAGGCGCTTGCGGTGTGTTTCACCCCATGATTACAGAAGCTGTTGTTCGCTTTCAAGCGGAGACAATCACTGAGACGTTCCCAGCTCAAGGTCCTGTACGTTCCAAGATTATCGGTAAAGACACGCCTGAGCTTAAAGAGATTGCGGCAAACGTAGAAGACGATATGAACTACGAGTTGACCGAGAACATGACGGAGTACCGCTCTGAGCACGAGCGCATGCTCTGGTCATTGCCAGCCACCGGTTCAGCTTTCAAGAAGGTGTACTACGATCCCTCTCTTGGTCGTCAAGTATCTATGTTTATTCCTGCGGAGGACATGTTGCTGCCGTATGGAGCGACAGACCTAGACACTTGCTACCGCATCACGCACGTCATGCGTAAAACAAAAAACGAGATCGTCAAGCTTCAACAAGCTGGGTTCTATCTGGACATTGAACTGCCTGATGCGCCTAAAGACCGCACTGACATTCAGAAAGCCAAAGACAAAGAGACAGGCTTTAATGATTTGAACGACGACCGCTACGTCATCTATGAGTGCCACGTGGACTTGAACCTTGAGGGTTACGAGGACATGACTGAGGACGAGGACGGCGAGGAAGAAGAGACCGGCATCATGTTGCCGTATGTTGTTACCGTCATTAAGGGCTCAAATGACATTCTGTCAATACGTCGCAACTGGAACGAAGATGATGACCTGCGCCTTAAGCGGCAACACTTTGTACACTACCAATATATCCCCGGATTCGGAGCTTATGGTTTTGGACTCTTCCACCTTATCGGCGGTTTTGCCAAGTCCGCCACAAGCCTTATGCGTCAACTGGTCGACGCAGGAACGCTGTCTAATCTTCCCGGTGGACTTAAATCGCGTGGGCTTCGCATTAAAGGTGATGACACACCAATTGCTCCCGGAGAGTGGAGAGACGTAGACGTAGCCTCTGGCAACATCCGCGACAGTATCTTGCCTCTACCATACAAGGAGCCAAGCCAGACACTATTCAACTTGATGCAGACCATCGTTGATGAAGGTCGCCGTTTTGCTGCAACAGCGGACATGAAGGTTTCCGACATGAGCGCTAACGCGCCTGTTGGTACAACGCTTGCCCTCTTAGAGCGCCAACTTAAGGTGATGACGGCTGTTCAAGCCCGTGTGCACTTTGCATTGAAGCAAGAGCTCAAACTCTTAAAAAATATTATTCGTGACTACACGGATCCAGACTACACGTACGACCCTGAGTACGGTAGCCGCAAAGCTAAGAAGGCTGACTACGACAAGGTCGACATCATCCCCGTGTCAGACCCCAACGCTGCAACCATGTCTCAGCGCGTTATTCAGTACCAAGCTGTGATCCAGATGGCGCAGATGGCTCCTGATATTTACAACTTGCCAGAGTTGCACCGTGGCATGCTCAACGTGCTGGGCATCAAGAACGCGGAGAAGCTGGTACCCATTGAGGATGATATGAAGCCTATCAACCCAGTGCAAGAAAATCAGGATGCCTTGACCGGCAAACCGATAAAAGCGTTTATGCATCAAGATCACACCTCGCACATTCAAGTGCACATGCTGCTCTTGCAAGACCCACAGATTCAGCAGTACATTGGCCAAAACCCACAAGCTGCAAAGATTATGGGCGGTATTACTGCACACATTGCAGAACACGTTGGTTACCAAATGCGTCAGAAGATCGAGCAGCAGCTTGGTATGCCGTTGCCTCCAGAAGACGAGAAGTTGCCACCGCAAATCGAGATTGCTTTGTCGGGCATGATGGCTCAGGCAGCGCAGCAGGTTCTTCAACAAAGCCAAGCTCAGCAAGCCCAACAGCAAGCTCAGCAACAAGCGCAAGATCCGCTCATTCAAATGCAGCAACAAGAATTGCAAATCAAAACGCAAGAGCTGGAACTCAAAAAGCAAAAGCTACAACTCGATGCAGCATTAGCCGCAGACAAGCAAGACTTGGAAGAACAAAAAGTTCAAGGCCACTTGGAGTTAGAAGCCATGCGTGTTGGCGCACAGATTAAAGAAAGTCAATCTAAATCCCAGTATGAACAAGAACGATCTGGCGTTCAGTTGGGGATTGACATCGCAAAGAGCAAACAGCAAATGGATTTGCAAGCCCGTACTGCGTCACTGCAGCACGCATCTAAAAACCAACCAAAACCACCTAAATGATTCAAGACTTCGCACACGTATTGCGCGACCAAATACGTAGGGACATGAACAACTATGCCGATGACTTGGCTG